TATAGAAGCCAGCCGCATTCTTATGTCCACCTCCTCCGAAGAGCTTAGCTATCAGACTGACATCAAAGTCTCCTACACTACGCAAACCCCACTTAATACGGCATTTCTCTGGCTCCACTGTGAGCATAGCAGCGAAACCTTCTGCACTATTCTCTGCTAAGGTGTGCCCTACGTCACTTACAAGCTCATAAGGGCACTCTACAGTTGGTACTTTGTACCCAGCTAGCTCCATAAGAGCTGCATTATTTACTATCGCTCCTACTGCATATTCATGCCCTTCCTGTAAGTACTCTCCTTCTTCTATAGCTTCCTCAAGTCCTGCCTCAGACTCTAGCAATCTATGTAATACATCCCAGTTCTCTAGTGTGCTAGCGTAGGATTTTATGAGCTTATTAATGTACTTAGTTTCATCTACGTTACCATAAGTGAAACGATATAGGTCATAATCCTCTACATACATAACTAGCTTAGGTGCCTCTAGCTCACTGAAGAAGTATCTCCAAGCCATACCAGCACCTGAGTGAGAGTTATCTAGTATGATTGTAGCTCCCTCTACCTTACCCGTCCAGATAGTCTCAGGACTTATAACTAACTCAGGAGCGTAGCGTTCAAAGGCTGTCTTATGGTGGTCAAGTATAACTACATCTAAGAAGTAGTGCCCATCCTGTAGTTTATTAAGGACAGACACTTCTAGTGAGTAGTCTAGTACATACAGCTTAGTGTAGTCTCCAGCAGGCCACTCAAGACTTAACTCCTGAAGTAGAGACTCCACACTATCTTCATCATAGCTCATAGGTAGAAGTGTGGAGTAGTAACCTTCCTCTGCCGCACGCTTAGCTGCAACCCAAGCAGCAGTGTACCCATCAATACAGTTTGCGTGATAGGCTATAAGAACTCGCTCCTGCTTAGAAGTAAAGTTAGCTCTCATCTCTTTCACTTGTTTTAACTCTAACATATTAACTCTCTCTCGTCTAATGTAAGTAGTGTGTAGTCTAGGGTGTCTGCCAAGGCAGCTTTCCTAAGCCTCTTTATAGGCAAGTATCCATCAGATCCTGCTACTTGCTGTATCTTCTCCGCTAGTATTAAGTTACCAATCAACTCTACTAGCTGGTTACGATTCTCTAAGTCTTGATGTACAGCTTTCCATATAGCCTGAAACCTTAGCGGCCTATGAGCTGCACCTAATACCTCCATTACCTTGTGGGTAACTCCTGAGTTCTTAGACTGACCAAACTCCCCTAGCGCTTTAGGCATTAGGTGCTCTGTAAAGGTAAGGATTGTATTAGCTTCTATGATATCAGAAGCCTCTATGGTAGTGCTAAGCCTACATGCCATAGTAAGCATAGCTATTTTAAGCAGGTGTATGCTACGTCTGTTCTCGTAGCTATCAAACCTAAGATCATCCATACCTTCCCAGCTCATATAAATCTTATCTAAGACAGCGAAAGCCTCGTCTGTGATAGTTACCTTACCTTTCACATGCTTCTTAATAAGCCTTAGCTGCTCTATTAACTCTAGCTGTAACTCAGCATCTGGTTCAGGGGGTATGGTATATAACCTACCTTTAGGTTCCGCATATATAAAAAGCATACGGGAGAAGAACCCTTGCTCAGTAGCTTCAGGAGGAAAGAGTTTATTAAACCCTACAAAAGTGTTACCTCCTAAGATACTAATGGTAGGGTCAGGTATAATTACAGACTTAGAGTTCTTAAGCTTATAGTCATAAGGCTCGTCTATATCCCACAGCTCGCCTAGGATACTCATGAAGTCTAAGTTACCTGTGCCTATGAAGTTATTAATCTCATCTGCCGCAACAAAGACCTCAGCAGGTGGTAGACTACTTACATCTGTAGTTCCGAATAGATTCATATCTAAGATAGAATCAGTATCCATACCTCCAGTCTCGTCTGTTAGTCCTGAGTCCTCAGCTAAGTCTATTAAGAACTTCTCTTGTCTAGTCTTCTTAGCTGCAAACTTAGTGTACCCTGCTTGCTTAATGAGCTTAGCTCCAATCTTAATAGCTGTAGACTTCTTAGTTCCTGCTAGCCCAACTAACATCACATACATATTAGCGTGTATCTTAGTGTGCCCAAAAGGAAAGTGTATGTCTCTACCTATCCAAGCTGCTAGAGAGGTAAGTCCGCACCATCTATGAAAGAATGTCGGGCACTCAGTGGCTGCTGTATACGCTAAGTACTTAGATATAAAGTCAGGCTTAGGTTTAGGTTGTAGTCTAGTGATAGGTTCAGTCACTGTGACTCTCCTGTGTTAAGTTATTCAGTTTCGCTCCAGTACTCAGCGCAGTTTTTATCTAGGTGCTGTCCTCTCTTAGCTCCGGCTGGTACTACAAATGTACGAACTTTTCCGTCATAAGCCTTTATAGTAATAGGTACTTCCATACGCTCTACTACCATCTGTATAAGGTACTCATGCCCTTTACGGTATTGGAAAATTATACTATCGTGTACCTGTGCGTTAAGCTTGAAGTTTGCTTTATGCTGTGGGTTGATAGCTATGTCTTTGAATACACTTAGGTATGCTTTGTTTAGGGTTTGAGCATTTAAGCTCTGTGGTGGGTGTGCTATGTAACTATTAAGTTGTTGCTTACTCTTATCTGGATTGCCAAAGCAGTAACGAACCCAAGAGTGTGTGCGGTCTTGTTCATAGATACCTTCTGCATTCTTAGCTAAGTCTATGATGTTACCAGTCTGCTCCCAGCTATGATGCCATGCCATAGAAGAGAGCTTAGAAGTCATACGTATCTCGTCCTTAACTCCCTCGTAGAATACACCTTTAATAGCAGGGTAGGTTCTATGAAACTGCTCAAGTAAGTAGGTAGCTACCTGAACGTGGCTCCAAAATCTATTAAGGTTTAGTAGCTGCTTAGCTTTAACTATGTTAGGTTCGCCCATAGTATCTACTAATACATAAGCTCCCATGTTATAGTTAGCTCCATGGTTTACTGGCTTGCCTATCTGACGAAGGGGTTTGTTAAGTACCTTACCTGTAGCTTCATCGTACAGATCCTCGAAAGGAACACCAAAGAAGCAACTAGCGTTAGCACAATGAAAGTCAGGGCTATACTCTACGTTATGTATAAGCTGCGCATCCCCTGATATGTAACCTGTATCTCTGGACTCAGCTTGCTCTAAGTCTACCTCACATAGATAGAAGTCAGGGTCAGCTTTAATAGTCTGCTTAACACTAGGTCCGCGAGGTATGTTCTGTATCTGTAGTCCTGTCCAGAAGTGGTGCTCCCGAGAAGCTAAGCGAGAAGTATCTGTGCCATGTGGGTTTAGTGCATATAGAACTCTATGCCCAGTACCATCTTGCCTAGTAAACTCAGTAGCCTTAGCTCCAGTCTGTAAGTACTTCTCTTTAAGAGTTCTAGCTTCCCTTATATCTAGTACAAGACGTAACACACGAGCATTGAATGGGTGCCTGAAGATAGCCTTAGCTATGTTCTTTGCGTCACAGGAAGGTAAGTCCACACAACCTAAGAGTTTAAATAGGGCTTTCATCTGTAAGGGAGACTTAACATTAAAGCTCTCTCCCGCAGGGATATCTAATATAGTATTAAGCTGCTTGCTAAGTGTATCTATGGTATAGTCTGCTTCCTTCCTAGCTCCTGCTAGTCTATCCATGTCCCTAGCTAGTCCTGTCATTTCACTAAGGTGGCATGGGAATACAAGAGGGAACTCAAGTAAGTAGTTACCTATCGCCCAGTCAGGAGCTTCATGTAACATAGCTAAGAACGCATTACCAGTGCCCCAAGTATCTAAGGCATTGTATCTGTAGTACTCATATAGGTCATTGGTGTGAGCTAAGTCTTTCCAGTACATAGCCTTACGTAAGAAGAAGGCATTAAGGAAACCTAAGTCTTTAGGTAACTCACTGTACCAGCTATGAAAAAGGTGTGCTGTATCGTATAAGTAGTTATGTAAGGGAGCACTGTAGCGACAGAAGTAAGCTGCATCGTACTTACCATTCTGCATAATCTTAGGAGCTGGTAGCTTGTTCCACTTACGCATGATAGCCAGTGCGTAGTCACTATCCAGAGCTAGGACTACTGACTCGGAAGTGTTAGCTGTAGTATCAAAGCTAGTATAAGAGAGACAGCGTATCACAGCATTCTCTTTAAAAGTCTCAACATCTACACATATTAGATTAGCTTTGCTAAACTTAGCGTGTAGTAGAGTCTCAGTGCTAGCAGTTAAGAGGGAGAAGCCAGTGAACTTAGTGGGTACGTACCAGCTATCAGGCGAAGTCAGCTTACTAACTATGCGCTTAGCCATGAACTTTCCGAAGGGTACAGTTACTAACTGCTTAAGAGGTTTGATAAAGACAACCTCTATCTCTGGGTCGCCTACCTTAAATGGTGGGATTGTGAAGTAAGAGCCAGCATAACTATCTATAGAAGGAGCCTTGCGCTCAGTCCAGTTAAGTAGCTTAGTTAGTAGGGTTGGGCTAGATGATATGACTCTGCTTATACCCTTCTGCCTACAGTACATAGATACAGAGCTTAGCGTAAGCACAGGGTCTGAACGCAGGAAAGTAGTAGCACTACCTACGCAGGGCTTAAGTAACCTTAAGTACTCTGTGTCTGCGTGTGTACCCCAGAACACAAGCGCATCATCTGCTTGCTTTGCTTGCTTAGGTTTAGTAGCCTCCTTCAGCCTCATAGCTGCTATGTGCTCTGCTAAGTTAGTCTTACCTGTACTACGTGGTGTACTCATACTTATTATATCCTTCAATATTCTTGCCTGTCTTAGTACTAGAAAAGCCCCGCTAGAGGTTAGTCTAACGAGGCTCAGTTGGTTGCTACTAACAGTCTATACTACATCAATCTCTTTAACTTGTAAGTACTTCTTATCAGGATCTGTCTTATCCTTACGGATACTAGAGATGATGATACACTCTACATCCTTAACGCCTTCAATGACTTCTCGTATAGTAGTAAGCTCAAGAGCAGCACAGAAAGGGAGTGCGCACTTCTTAAGATTACCTTGACCGAACTCATTATCTAACATAAACATGGTGTTAGCTGTGTCACCTGCTTTAGGTTCAGCTTCATTAGCATCTGCTAACTCTATACACTCCATGTAAACAAAGTCTAGCGTTACTACAGTAGAGCTGTTAATCTCCTTAGTACCAAAGGTAGCTAGCACCTTATGAACGCCAGCGGCAAATGGCTTAAACTCAGGTAGGTCAGCTAAGTCATCTAGTTTAGCGTCTAGTAAATCAAGTACTGAATCAGTCATGTTATTTCTCTCTATGTATTAAGTTATATTAAGTTAGTGTATTACTATAAGTAAGTTAGTAATGGTTTATGTAGCTAAGTAGTATACTTTATCCGGTATACTAGCGGGGTGTTGTGCAATTCAATAAAACCATAATACCAGACTTTTATTTTACGTCAAGCATTAATTTCGGCTAAGCTACAAGCATCACTTTTTAGCTTTAAGTCTCTCCAGTATAGAGCTAGTAGTAGCAGAGACAGTCGTAGTAACCTTAGCGTCCTTTGTAATAACTCTGTCTGCATATAGCTCAGGCTTGAAGATAGCTAGCAAGCTAGCCTCCTCGGCCTTATCTGTAGCCTCCATACAGACCTTAGTGCGAGAGCCAGTTAGTATAGTAGTAGCGTAGTCAGTACCAGAAGCAAAGATATGTCTCTTGTTCTTTCTCTCTGCGTAGATTACATGGTCGAAGTACTTAGCTACATTACGGCTAGAGTTCTTACTACCACCAACAGGAACTAAGACATTCTTCTTACCTTCAGTGGTAGCCTCTACTTCATGAGATATAACTACTACATTATAAGCTGCCTGCTGTATGTGAGATAGGAAGATTTCCATTAGCTTAGCTAAGTTACCCCAGTCATCTGTCTGCATCTTGTAGTCATCAGGCTGGCCCTTACATATGTTAGCCATAGCGGAGGCAGCAATCTGTGTAAGAGAGTCGAACACTACTACTGTATCAGAGCCTAAGTTAGTTAAGTCTATCTCTATAGTGTCAGCCTCTGCCTTCTTGCAGGACATGCAAGCTACCTTACCATGCGCCTCGCACACAACTACCTTACCTTTAATCATCTTAAGCACAGTCTCTATACCTATAGGATAAGAGCGAGTATCAGGCAGGTTTACTATCTCTACATTACTTTGCCACTCCTCTGGTAGCTGGAACAAAGTAGCATGACCATTCTCTAAGCCCACATAGATAACTTTAAAGTGCTCAGCTAACTTACCTGCTAGAAGAGTCTTGCCTGTCTTAGGGCCACCATAGACTATAACTCTGTGGGTAGCACTTGCCTTTAGGTTACTTAACTTAGCCATACTATACCCTCCGGACTAACCGCATTAAAGATTGAGTGTCTAAACGCTGCGTTAGTTGTATCTTCTTCGTAGGGAGTTTCTCCGTGAAGTGGGTTTTGTAGCGCCCCTCTAAGCCATGTAACTTCAGACTCAGTAAGTTCTAGTGAGTAACTAATAACTCTTTTCGTAAGTAACTTAGCCATACTATAGCTCTCCATTTTTAAGGTGCAGTTCGTAAGCCTCAGTCGTTTTAGTAAGGTAAGCTATTAGAGATTTAGTTTGGTTTAAGTCTAGCCAAACCCTAGCAGCCGTTCCTTGATCTAACTCTAACTCATTAGCTATTTCTATCTCCAACTCTCCATCTGTATCAAAATGGGAGTCTACACTTAACTTACGCCTAAATTCCATACTATATCTCTCCTATCTGTGCCTGCTCTCTTAAGTAGTTAAGATAGTCAGGGTCATCTTGGTACTTGTCTATCATATCTTGGTCTAACTCTTGAGTTACTTCTTGAGTTACTTCTAGCTCTGGGGCTTGCTCGTAAGCAGACATCGGTATAACCTCCTCGTTCGGAGCTACCTCAGGTACAGTCTCTACTGACTCAGGGTTATTAGCTAGTATAGCTTTCTGGTAGTTACGTAATCTACTAACAAACTTATGAGCCTGCTCTACTGGGTGCCAGTGGGTTTTATAAGCACTCTCTACAGGTTGGTTAGTTCCTGTGTACAGGTTCCAGCGATAGCTATACTTGCTACTAGGTACACTTGCTGCTCGTAGGGAGCCAAGTCGCTTATCAGCGAACTTAAAACTGGCCTCCTCCCTAGAGCAATACACTGGATAGATACCTAAAGGAGCTAACTCCTCTACTAAGTACTCACAACAGTCCCGCAGGACTCCTTTATTTAAAGCTTTAAGACTAGCCATATCATATATCTCCTTTCTTTATCTGCATCTCTACTAACTCTTCAAAGGTTACAGAGAACTGGTACTCACTGTCAGCTACAGCCATCTTGTCTAGCATCTGCTGTGTTAGTGGCTTAACTAAGTTAGCTGTAGTCAGTGTGCATAAGCTTAGATACTCACAGTCTCTGAAGAAATCATAGCAAGCTTCTCCATGCTGCGGGTATGTATCATAACTATCATATAAGGTTATCACTTGCGTATCTATTATAAGCTCCTGTAACCACAGTGCTCTCTGTAGCAGAGACTTCTTAAACGGGAACTCAACAAACTCATAGTTACGAGACTCATATACAAGGTACAGTACAGTGTAAGAACTAAGCTCAGGGAATAGTATATCTAATACAACGCTATAACCTAAAGCTTGGCCTGAGTTCTTGTACATAGTACTGTTAGCGTTCCCGCTAGATGTCTTAGCCTCCAGTACAAGTATCTCTCCTGTAACTCTATGCCTAAGCACAGCATCTACGAAGCCACGATACTTATAACTATCAGGAAGTAAGACCTGAAAGCTAAGCTCTACTGCTGGCCTACCTGCATACTCTACTAACTCATAGTCCTCTAAGAACCCTCCCTGCCTAAGAGCTAAGAACTTCTTAGTTGCCTGCATAGCTAACCAGAAGGACTTATTCTGCTTAGGGTTGTTAGCTAGTAAGTCTGTATCCCACTCAAGAAAACAGTCTAAGTATATCTGGTCTTCAGTCTTCTCTTCTAGCACAGATTGCATACCTACACCTACAACCTTACCATAAGCAAAGGTGACAGCTTGGTTACTCTCTAAGCTAGCTTCCATCTCTTGTATCTGTGAGTTAAGTCTGTAAAGTTGGTACTTACGAGGACACTTATGTAACAGTCCACGAGAACTGTGAGATAAGAGTTTAAGGCGTGGGTCTATCTGACCTGTGGGTAGGTTCACTATTGTGATAGTTTCTAGCTCACCATCTAAGAAGGTAGAGTTAGGTGTATCTAATAGGGTAGCTGTGGTAGTGGCAGAGGCTTTCTCTGCTGCTTTCCTAGCTAGTAACTCTTTAATCCTGCTTGACATATTATATCTTACCTTCTTTAATTAAGCGTCTCAGTGTCTGGCATATAAGAGCTTGCACCTTACAGTGCCTTACACCATAAGTAGTTCCAGTTAAGTGGTCTGCTAAAGTGTTAGTGTCATAACTATGCACTATCCAATCATACTTAACTGGTAACTCTATACTGTCAGCGGCTGATAAGTCTATAGGAAAGCACCAAGCTATTAAAGCCTTTGCTCCTTCCATATAATTTATATAGCTATCATGGTGTGACTTGCTATACAGGATTAGGAAGGTAGCTAAGCTAGTAGGTAGTAAGGCTTCCTCTGACTCACAGCGTGAGCTTTGATTAGCTTCCTTACTTGCCTTTCTTAACTCCGCTAACCTAGCTAACAGCGGGCTACTCATACTGAGGGCTGCCAGTACAGCTTACAGGCTGTAGGTGTAGCTGGTGTGACTCCATCCTTAGCTGTAAGGTCTGCCGCTAACATTACATACCTACCTACTCTACCCTTATGCTCGAAGGTAACTGTGGTAGTAGCTCCGTAAGAAAGTGATATAACCTCACCATCAAGCGGGCCATGCACTAGGAGAAAGTCTTCACGAGGTTGTATCTCACCCATAGTCTCTACCCTCCTATAAGTCAGCTACAGTAAGGTTCTTAAGAGCCTTCTTAGGTGCCTTCTTAATAGCTGTGGTAGCTATCTCAGTAGCAGTCTGCTTCTTAAGTCCACGAACTAAGATACTACACTCCTCTTCACTGAGGATAGTAACTACATCAGGGTCTGCCTTAAGCTGACGATGTATGTCTCTTAGTAGGTTAGCCATGTTAGGTGTGCCTTCAAGCAATGCTGCCTCTAGGTTAGCTAACTTCTCTCTTACTTCAAATCCTTGCTCTATCATATATCTCGCCTTAATAGTTTAATGTTCAGCTTAGTATTTATCTTAGTGTTCAGCTTACTACAAATTTCTTATACCTGTATAAGGCTCTAAAGTAAATGTAACTTTAACTCCTTCTATAGTATAAGCTAGCTTATAAGTGTTACCTAACTCCGGACAAATTACCTTCCAACCTAAGTCACGCCACTTCTCTTTTATAACCCCTTGTATAATCCTACGATGAAGAGATACATCTGCTTCAATGGATAAGGTGTTATTAACTTTAAGTGCATCCCAGATAAGCTGGTACTTTCTCATTGGTTAGGCTCTCTTATAGCGTTTACATTTCTTAGTGCTGCCATCTCAGCTCACTTAAGTAGCTTCAAGTTAAGGTGGCAGTAATAAGAAAGCTCTTAGTATAGCAGGGTCAGTGGCTACACTAAGAGCAATGGTTATGAGTTAGTTCTTACAGAGCTTATAGGTTAGCTAGTAAGTCACTGTCAGATACGTTAAGGAAAGTGTCTACCTTAGCTAATAGGAAGTTTAAGCACTCTTCAAACTCAGAAGCATTCTCAGACTTCTCAGCCCAGATAGATAGTTGCTGTACTACAAGCTGTAAGACTGGCTTGTTTGTACGTACCGGAGTAAGCTTGGCACTAAGGATCTTAGCCATAGCAGTACACTGCTCAATAGTCTTACCTGTAGCATCTGGCATAACAGCAAGGTAATCCTCAGCAAAGGCATCCCATGTATCCTTAGGAATACCACCGCCACGGCGCTGTACCTTAGGAATGTTAGATATAAAGTCCCAGCTAAGCTTGTCTACAGGGAAGGTGGCTGCTGTAAGATCTAAGCCATCATACAAAAGCTCACGAGCTTGCGCGTTAACAGCTCCTTCCATAACTTCAAGTAGTAACTCTAGTGGTTTGCCCCCGCCCTCTAAGATAGCTACGATACCTTCCACAGTTGGGTAAGGGATAGCTAAGTCTACAGGCTTACGGATAGTTTCGATACCTGTATCTTTATCCTTAGACTTCTTAAAGTTAAAGGTAACAGGCTTAACAGCTACAGCAAAGTCAAAGTTAACTTTAATGTGCTCTTTGATACCTGCCATCTCTTCAGGTGTTGGGTTAGCAACCTCAATCACTCGGGTAAGTACGTCGCCAGCGGCTGTGTTTTCGTTGTTTTGTGTTACTGTGTTAGTTTCGCTCATGAGTGTGGCCTTTATATGGGTTAGTTAGCTTAGCTAGCTCTAGAAGCTAGCGTATTAAATAGAGTAGGTGGGTTTTCTTCCCTACTCAATGGAATATTCATAATAACAAAGTTCTGTGTTTTGTCAAGAGCTATTTTGCTCTCCCTTAGCTGCTGCTCTCTTAGATAGTATGTTATCTCTCTGTCTATTGTAGTCTGCCCGTAAGCTTTGCTTAAGTTCGGTTACTGTGCGTTCATGTTGCTTAATAAGTCTATGAGTCTCAGCTGAGGCGTGTAAACTCCGTAAGATATAACCAGCGTGAAAATACTGTAGTTTAAAGCCAATAGCGTAAGCTACAGTTCCTTGCAGTCTCTGCAAATCAGTTCGTGGTGGCCTTATAGCTTTCTTAGTCATAATTGAATCCTTTAGTTTAGTCTTTCTTGCTTACCTTTAAAGTGCTCAGCCTTCTCAGCTAACGTATTACCTTTAATCTTCTGTGCTACTATACCTCTAGTAAAAGACTCTGGCTCACAGATTACATACAACTCCTCTCTAGCTCTAGTAACTCCTGTGTACAGTAACTCTCTCTGTAACATAGTGGCATGACTTTGGTGTAAGCAGAGAAATACTTTACGCCACTCACTACCTTGGGACTTATGTACAGTCAGTGCGTAGCTATGTAACAGAGAGTTAACCTCAGCAGACTTAGTTAGTGTAACCTCAGATGCACTATCCGATAAGCGCACTACTATTGTATGGCTAGCTAAGGTAACTCTATCCTCACTACTAGCTACCTGCTCTAGTAAGAAGTCTACATCTTCCTCTGAGTCAGCTCCACAGCTATCAAAGCCACTATCCTCTACTACGTTAGGGTTATGGCCCCAGTAGTCCAGAGTCTTAGAAGGTGGCTGCACACCAACCCCACTGTAAGCTGGATTAAACTCTATAGCTACTACCTCTGCATCCTCTCTATCATACAGCACCTTGTCCCCCTCGCTTAGGTAAATCTTATTAAACCCTGCTCTGATTTCATAAGTCTTAACTCCTCTCTTACGTGCTAGGTGGTTAGCTATGTTGTTATTTACTTCTAGTGTGCCACAAGCTTTATTATAAGGTATAAGTATCATGTCCTCGTTAGGGTCATATACACCCCCATCCTCTGCTGCCTTAAAGAAAGCTGCTAAGGTAAGTGCTGCGTGCTCTGCGCTTAGTTTCTTCTTCCATGGCTTTATAGTTAACTTGCCTTCGAAGTTCCAGCTAGGATACTCTTCTGCAGGAATTGGCTTACCGCTCAGTATCCTATGAGCTAACCTTATAATAGGAGACTCCAGTGCCTGTCTGTATACCTGAGTAAGCTCTATCACTGGTAACTCTAACATCTTGTAACCTAAGATAGC